CGTGCTTCTTCAAGTTGAAGTCATGGAAGCCAATCAATCCGTCCAGTTTCCTGTCACTGTTGATAGCCCGTAACACCCTCTCCTCGTGGTTACCCATCAGGAACACTAGGCGGGGTTTCCATGCCTTTAGTTTCTGTCTCTTCCTCTTCTCTATCTCAGCCGTCACAGGAGCCATGAAAGCGTCCATAGCAGCATTTCCTGCCTTAACGTCCTCCATGTATGTCCTGCCCTCAAAGGCTTTCTTACCAACATCATAAACAGACAGAGATGGCATATCCCAGTGGTCACCCAGGTGGACAATCACTTCAGGGCACTTCTCTGCTGCATACTTCCCAGCCCACTCCATGTGTTCATGGTTGTTGCCGGGCTTACATTGTGTATCAGGAATTACTAAGTGTCTCATTCCGCTTCTCCTCAACGAGTTCTAGTCCTTCTTCAACACGAGACACTACGCCATGATAGCCAGTGCTTTCTAAGAAGGTACAAAACTCTAAAAGGACATTGTGCCAGCGGATTCCATCAGGAAAGAAACAAGCGTGGTCAATGTCCTTGCGAGGAAAGAAGCGGTCAACACTGTCAACCTCTTCGTCAGTAGTGTAAGAAAACCGATAGGTCTGCATTGTTCATTCTCCTTCTTTGGTGAACAAAAGCGGGAAGTTCAATTGTAACACAGAACGGCACTTTTCTGCAACCTCTCTGTGTTCTTTTTGTGTAGATGGGTCAGTGCGAACATCAATGTAATGTAACCATGACCTAATACTCCCAGTCATGTACATCCTACTGGTGGTTAAACCTTCAGGCAGCAGCTTACGCGCCACCTCCTTGGCTATCCCATGCTCCAGCGCCCGTTCATAGACAAACCGACACTCCTTCATCACCCGTTCTTGCATCTGACGCCACCACTCTTGCTGGTTCTTGTCGTTGATGGGCAGGCTGTTCTGTCGGTTCTTATCGTCCTGTGCCCTAGCCTCTGAGTATTCGTAGCCGTCAGCCACTGCATACCGTTGGCTAAACTCTTGGAAACTGAATGACCGGTGACGTAGGATTTGTCGTGCAATGTCCCGTGTTGTTTCAATCTCCAAACAGGCGTGTACCATCTCAAAAGGACTCCAATGCTTGTTACGCATCAAATATCCAATCAACTTCTCGTGTGGCGCATCAATCACTTGGTTGGTAGGGTTACTCACCCGTGCCATGTAAGCGATGAGGCGTTCTCCATCAGGGGTTGACCATATCTCTCGTACTTTCACGCAGCCTCCATATAAAGTCCAACATTACCTAGTGCATAACCTAAGAAGGCGATGCCCAAGCCCGTCTGCCCCTTGATGAGCAGGTCACCAGCGACAACCAAATATACTACACCAATGGTGGCGATTAACCAACTAGCCATTGTTCAAGTCCATGACTACCTTCTCAAGCGCCGCCACTATACCGATACGTGCAAAGGCTTCCACCTCTTCTTGTGTCATCTCAACAAGGCAATCAGCACTGCCGTCCTCGTTTTCACGAATCTCCTTTACTTCCATATCTCTGCTTCCTTTCATTCTCGGTTTTTATCCCGTGACAAGTGTGGCATAGCACCTGGAGGTTGTCAATCTCACATAACATCCTGTGGACTAGCTGTGTATAGTCTGTTTCTTCGGCAGGTACGCGCTTACGTGGGTCAAACACTGGTTCGATGTGGTCAACGTGAACCTCGTCAGATTTGAAAAGACGTGTACACCCTGCACATTCGTACATGTCCCGTTTCTTTCCTGTTGCCTTATCTGTTCTTTGTCCACGTTTAGCTGCATTTTTTGTATCATAAAGCACACGCCACTTACGCATGGCTGCTCTAAGAGTTCTTACAACAAAACTCTTGTATTGAGCCTCAGTCCACCTTCCTCCGCACCTTGTTCTTGGTACTCTTGGCTTTACTGGCTTCTTCTTCTTCGCTGCTCTCTTCGGCATCAGGCGGTGCCTCGTAGGTATTGATAGAGAAGTTGGGAAAAGCCTTCCACCAGTTTTTCATCATGGTCATCGGTGTTGCCCATGGTGTAAAAGATGGAATGAACCAGCTCATGGCAAAATGCTTGTTCTGTTTGTTGTTTTGACATTCCTTGTCTGATTGTGATGGTGTTTGTATCATTGTCACATTGTCCTAAATCTGATAGTGTTTCTGAAAATACCACACGCCAGTCCATACCTGCTAGTCTGAATTGGGTGGGCACCAAAGTTGATTCTTCTCGCGTCTTAGCCATAGCAACCTCCCGTTTTCAAGTACTCTCTCTGCGCCCAGTGCCTCCACACAAATGGCATACAACTCTTGTTCTGTCTTGGCGTCCTTTAGCATCTTCTCTGCCTTCTTGTCGCCAACACCGTGTATACCTAGGATGTTGTCTGCTCTGTCGCCTGTCAATATCTGCCTGTAGAAGAAACGCATCCCCTCTTCGGCAGTCACATAATACTTGTCTTTCTTCACAAAATTGTAGTGCCATCCAGCCACCTGATTGAAGTCTTTGTCGATTGATACCATGAGTGCATCATCGCCTAACTCTGTGGCGCGGATAGCAATAAGGTCATCTGCCTCTTCGCCATCCGATACTGTTGCACCCCACGCATCGACCATGTACCCACGCAGAAACTCCAGGTGGATGGGCTTTGCTACATCTTTTCTGTTCCCCTTGTACGGGGTGGTTGTTGCTACTGTGTTACGGAAGTTGTTTTTGCCTGTAAGGAATAACTCATAGGTGTTGACATCTAGGTCTACGTAGAGTATCTCTTCCAAATAAGAAGACAGCGTGTACGCTGCCTCCTCTTGTGTATCCTCTTTACAGGCAAACCCTATTCGATAACTGAGTACGTCAGCATCAATTAGGGCTATGGTCATTACAACATTTCTTCCTCTTCCTGTTTTTCAGGTACATACTCAACCAACTCTTTGACCACTACGTGGAAATCATTGGCTTTAGCGTGTGCCGTGGGTGACACACCGCTACGAGTTTTAACCTTCCATTCACGAGAGGATAGCGCTTTAATAACCGCCACACTGCCGTTACCAATGGTGGTAGGGTCAATGGGATTGCCGTCCATGTCAGCAGCACGGAACTCGTACATACTCTTGCAGACAATGAATTTCCCACGGTTGTATGGGTCATTCTCTTTCTCTTTGGGAGTGATGTTCAGCTCGCTTTGTAGCCGCTGCACGGTCACATCGTCAAGATTGCCTAGCTGCAACTCAAACTTACCGTCATCACTGAAAGCAGTGTTCTTGTTAGTCATGTTGTAGCAAAAAAACAATTTGCCTTGGATTTTGATGTACTTGTCGCTCATAGTTTTTCCTTTTCTAAGGAGTTAAAGAAACCTGATTGTACCACAAAAGAATGTTTAATGCAAGGGGGAATCGTCTGCAATTTCATACATTCTTGAGTAGGAATTGAGTAGCATATCTAATACTAAAGTAGCAGGTGTATCAGGGTTATGCCACAAAATTAACCTATTATGTTTAAGCCCAATAACCACTAAATCATCGCAGCCTAAAAACTTTTCAACAAACTCTTCCTCGTCCATCAGTGGGTGTCCTTCCATGTCTTCCCTATCTTGTACTCCCCATCAAGAGGACAACGCAGCCCCAGTGTAACCCCAGCGTTGCGGATTGCCACCATAGCAGTTTCACCAACAATGTTTGCATACCTTGGCGGTGTCTCTATTTGCCACTCGTCATGCACGTTAGCGCACAACCCAAAGGGTATTTTCTTTTTGTTCAGGTCACGCCACAGGATGCACAGGGCTTGCTTCATAACTACCGCACCAGCACCCTGGAGTAGAGTGTTAAGGGCAGCGTGTTCAGAGCGCACCCAAATTTTTCTACCATCCAGCCCCGGTAGCCAACCACGACTTGCCAACCCCTTAACCTTATCCTGTAAATCAGCGAGGGCGGGTGTTTGGGATAGAAAACGTGCCTTAATCTTCTGTCCCTCACTAGCACTACCATTGATGATTGACCCGATTTTCGCATCCCCCGCGCCATACAAGAAAGCATAGATGAATGTCTTTGCTTTTGGTCTGTCAGGGAGTCCCGCCGCTTTTTGGTTCTTCGTGTGTATGTCACCATTGAGTATCTCCTGTGTGTACTCATCATCCTTCATGTAATGTGCCAGCATCCGTAGCTCCAACCCTGAAGCATCAGCGCCTACCAACACCCAGTCTTCCTTAGCATGAAACAACTCCCTGCACTCTGCACCATACGGGCTGGTGACACTAGGGACTTGCGCCATGTTAGGGTTACGGTGCGTCATACGTCCTGTAATGGCTCCGTTGGTGATAACGCTTCCGTGTATCTTGCCTTCTTTGACTTCTTCAAACCATCCTTTGAGCAGTCCAATTCGTTTTTGCAGCAGCAAGTATTCGTTGAACAACTTGGCTTCCGGGCGGTCAATCGACTCCAGAACTTTCTCGTCAACCACAACATTCCCTTTGTCAGTGGTAGAAAAAAAGTGAACACCAAGAGACATAAGCCTCGAAGCAATCTGTTGACGAGATGCAGGATTGAAAACCTCCACGCTATCCTTGAGCCGCTTACCTGTTTTCTCGCTATAACGTTCCTTAACAAGGGGAGGAAAAACCTCTTGCAGTTCACTTTCAATATCAGCCACCCTGCCTGACAACTCAGCCAGTAGCGCCGTGCCCTTCTCAGAATCAAAGGTAAAGCCATTTTGCACCTGCTTTTGAATGATAGCTGCCACCCTGTGTTCCAAGTCTATGCTTTGTTCGTTAAACTCTTTCATCTCGTGTTCTAGGAAGCGGTGGAGCAGCACCAGGAGTTCAACATCTCTCTTGCAGTAACGCTGCATTGCCGCCTCGTGCGGCTCATTGAAGTGACTTAAATCACCCTTAGGGACAACACGTTCACCACGTATACGCCAGTACAGGCGAGAATAATCAATCTTCTTCTTCCCCAGTCTTTTTCCCCATGCGTCTAGACTGTGCCCTCCGTCTAGCGATGGATTGGCTAACCTGCTCATAATCAAGGTATCGGTCGCTTTCGTCAATCCAATCTTCGTCTTCCACAACCTGTTTAGGATTGGCGCGTCGAAACCAATCAAGTTGTGGGCTACTATCTTTTCTGCGCGGTCTAGCAGAGGGCTTAGTGTGCTTGGCTCTGTATGACATTTATACTCCTTACTGTCTGTATCAAACGTGTAAACGCACCACACCTTTGTAGGGGGCACGTTGGTTTCACAATCTAGGTAGAGAATCATTTTCAACTTTCATTATTGCTTTTCCTATTATCTCAGGAATTTGTGGAACTACGGCGTTTCCTAATTGTTTAATTCTGTCCACCCGATTGGGAATCCCATGAGCCACTCCATAAGGTCTGGGTTCGCCTTCCCTCCATTCCCTTGAGACAAATTCTTGCGTTCCTCTTCGGATATTACTCCACAAGATTGTAGTTTTTTCAGTGTCTGAAAGTTCCCAGTGCCGCCGCACAGTGCTGCTCCTGTTGATGGCGTAGGGAATAACATCTTCGGCACTCTTCCTTGAGCCTCGAAAACATCCTTCCCTATTATTCCAGCCGCTTCCTCCCTGCTCAGTTCCCCTGCTATTACCTTCTTCCTGAGAAGCCTGACATTTCCCTCCATTGGTCTCCATACTGCTGTTGGGGTAGGAAACAATCCAGATTCTGTCCCTTCGGTGAGGAGCGCCAACGGCTGAAGCGGGTATACAGTGCCATTCTGCATCATACCCGACCTCAGAGAGCGACCTGAGAACTTCGTCCAATCCTCTAGAGCGTAAGGCTGCGACATTTTCCGCAATGATGTACTTCGGTTTGATTTCTTTAATGAGTCGATGGAACTGCCACCAAAGTCCTGACCTTTCTCCTGCAAGTCCTGCTCCTTTTCCTGCGAGGCTGATGTCTTGGCAAGGGAATCCACCGCAAATAAGGTCGATTGGTTCATGTAAATCCTTTGAAGATAATGTTGTTACGTCATTAAAGATAGGAATAGCTGCCCAATGTTTTTTCAACACTTGCTGGCATTTTTTGTCAACTTCACAAAACGCAACAGTTTTCATACCGGCTCTCTCTAAACCTAAAGAGAAGCCGCCAATGCCTGAAAATAAATCTAGGACGTTCACACACCATCTCCAAGGATTGAGGACTTGTGGACAGCGTAAGGGACACCACTAACGCGCACCTCTTGTTCCATTTCCTGTACAAGTCGGTTTAGGTAGAATTGTGCCTTCTTGACATCCTCTACGCCATTCTTGTGCTTGTAGCGCCATAGGTATTTCAGGATGTTGCCCACCAAGTAGGCGTCAAAGCCATCACCCAGTGCAGCTTTAATTGCCTCAATGGTTTCAATACCACCTTGGGTGTAGTGGCTGGGATGGTTCACCATGTCCTGGTGTGTCGTGCCGTTAAACATCTCTTGATACTCCTCAATCTCCATAGCCAAAGTACTCATCTTACCCATTACAAGTCCTCATCAATGACGGTTTCACTGAGTATACCAGTAGAGCGGTCATATAGCAACCCAAAGCGTTCAGCCGTAGCCCGACCAGTGAATCTGTCCTTCAGCACCCTGAATGTCGTTGTCTGCCGCATCACTGGGTCTTTGTGCTGCTTGTCCCTCTCCAGCCCAAACATATAGTGGCTCCACCGCGCAATGGCTCGACTACCAGTGAAGTGCTTTTCCATCACCCTTCCGCCCTCCTCGTGTGGCTTGCCATCAGGGGTG